CGGTGGCGAACCAGACCACGTCGCCGGGTTTGAGGTCGTGCCAAGGGCGCTGGGTGGTCGGCGTCCCGTCGGGTATCGCGTGCGTTCTACGCTGCTTCCGCATGGCCTATCTCCTTGTGGCTACTGGAGTTACGTGCGTTTCAACAGCCACATTCAGCCATGCTTTCGCCAGGACATCAAGGCAATTAACCCGCTGTGGCAACAGAACTTACAGATTTTCGCAACTAGGCCCCGCATCTAGAGATATGACCAAGCAAACCCTGAAAATCACCGCCCTGACGCCGGAGCAGGCCGCCCGGATTCTGGCTAGCGCCTACAAGCGACGGATCGACGCCGAGCAGGTGCGCCAGGTGGCCGAGGATGGGCAGTTGCTGCGGTCGGATGGGACCTTCAGCCTGATCGATTACGTGGCCTTCCTGGCCCAGGAGGTGACCGGTGGCCACGAGGATTGACCCGCGCAAGCTCCGCCCGGCCGATCTGCTGCGCCTGGTGAACGCTGCGGATTTCGGCAGCGTGCTGACGGAATTCCAGCTTCGCCGCCACCGGAACCAGGCCGGCTACACCATCGGCGACGCGCGGACGGTGGACCTGTTCCGCTATGCCGCCTGGCTGACGTTGGAGTATTTCAAGCCCAAGCGAGCGCCGCTGAGCTACGAGGAGCAGAAGGTCCGCCAGGCCGAGCGCAATGCGGAGCTGGTCCGCGCCGCCCAAGAGATCGGCGAGATTCCGGCGGTGGTCGATCCGCAGCGGAAGGCACGCGGTGAAGAGTCGTTTCGGCTGTTCTGCGAGACCTACTTCCCGGAGGTGTTTTATCTGCCCTGGTCGGACGACCACCTGCGGGTGATCGACAAGATCGAAAAGGCGGTACGCACCGGTGGGCTGTTTGCCATGGCGATGCCGCGTGGATCGGGGAAAACGGTGCTGTGCCAGACGGCGGTGCTCTGGTCGGCTCTGATCGGGGCGACGCCGTTTGTGTGTTTGATCGCCGCCAGCGCCGAGCGGGCGCGGGACCTCCTGGAGAACATCAAGATCTGGCTGGAGACCAACCCGCTGCTGGCGGAAGACTATCCCGAAGTGACCTACCCCATCCAGTGTTTGGAGCGGATCACCAATCGCCAGAAGGGCCAGAAGCACAGGGGCGAGCCGACACGCATCGACTGGGCGTCCGACCGCATCGTGTTACCCACCATTGCCGGCAGCAAGGCTTCCGGGGTGGTGATCTCGTGCAGCGGCATGAAGGGCTCGGACATTCGCGGACAGAACTACGCTCGCCCGGACGGTCAGGTGGTGCGGCCGCAGCTGGTCTTGGTGGATGACCCGCAGACGACCGAGTCGGCCTGGTCGCCATCGCAGAGCCAGCGCCGCGAGGCGATTCTTGCCGGCGACGTGCTGGGCATGGCCGGGCCGGGCAAGAAGATTGCCGGGCTGATGGCCTGCACCGTTATTCGACCCGGCGACATGGCCGATCGTCTCTTGGACCGCGAGAAGCACCCGGAATGGCAAGGCGAGCGGACGAAGATGGTCTACGCCTTCCCGACCAACGAGAAGCTCTGGGCCAAGTACGCCGAGATTCGGGCCGACTCGCTTCGCAACGACGGCGATGGCAGCGAGGCCACCGAGTTCTACCGCGCCAACCGCGAGGCAATGGACGCCGGCGCAATCATCGCCTGGCCCCAGCGGTACAACGCCGATGAGCTGTCGGCCATCCAGCACGCGATGAACCTGAAGTTCCGCGACGAGGCCGCGTTCTTCGCCGAATACCAGAACGAGCCAATCGCGATGGATATTGGCGAAGAGATGCTCACGGCCGAGCAGGTCGCCGGCAAGCTCAACGGCTACCGGCCCGGGGAGATCCCGCTGGGCGTCAACCACCTGACGATGTTCATCGATGTGCAGCAGAAGGTGCTGTTTTGGATGCTTTGCGGCTGGGAGGAGAATTTCACCGGCTACATCGTCGATTACGGCACCTGGCCCGATCAGCGCCGAGCGTACTTCACACTGCGGGACGTGCGGGCCACGATCCAGCGGGCTGCGCCCGGGGCCGGCCTGGAGGGCCAAGTCTATGCCGCGCTGGAGAAGCTCTGCGCCGAGCGACTCGGCCGCGTGTACCGTCGCGAGGATGGGGCCGAGATGCGGATCGACCGCTGCCTGGTCGCCGCCAACTGGGGCCAGTCTACTGATGTGGTGTACCAGTTCTGTCGGCAGAGCAGCTTTGCCGGCGTCCTGCTGCCCAGCCACGGCAAGTATGTGGGCGCGTCAAGCATCCCGTTCAGTGAATACCGGCGCAAGCGCGGTGACCGCGTGGGGCTGCACTGGCGCATCCCCAACACCATCGGCAAGCGCCAGGTGCGGCACGTGCTGATCGACACGAACTACTGGAAAAGCTTCGTCCACGCCCGCCTGGCCGTGGCGATGGGCGATCCGGGCTGCCTGTCGCTCTACGGCCGAGATGAGAAGGCCCACCGCTTGCTGGCCGACCATCTGACGGCCGAGTACCGCGTCAAGTCGGTGGCGCAGGGGCGAACGGTCGACGAATGGAAGTTGCGGGCGACGCGCCCGGATAACCACTGGCTGGACTGCGTGGTCGGCTGCGCCGTAGCGGCGTCCATTCTGGGCGCAGCCTTGCCCGGCGTGGAAATTCGCGCGGCAAGTCCAAGACCACGTCTGCGACTGTCGGAACTGCAGAGGAACAGGTCATGCATGCCGTGATCAGGCAATCACTGCGAAAGACAGGATTATCCTGCCCGAAGTGCGGGTGCCGCGACCTCCGCGCCTACTACACGCGAGCCAAACGCGACTGCATTCTCCGCAAGCGCGTCTGCCGGCACTGTGGCCACGAAGTGATTACGCGCGAGCGCATCGGCGCATAAGAAGTTCCAGTATTGGAACAATCTTCATATCCCAGCCGATTTCCGCGCGCAGTTTTGGGGCTCTGCGGCAATAAGCACTACGGGCGAAGCAATGCCCGTGGAGCTTGGCCGTGACGGATTCTCTGGACAAGTCAATTGCTCAAAACGCCGCCGGGCCACGGAAAGTCAGCGGTGATTCGGGGTCGGTCGAACAGCACAGCCTCCAGGACCAGATTGCCGCCGACAAGTACCTGGAGTCGAAGAAGGCCAGTCGTGCTAAAGGTCTGGGGGTCAAGCTCGCCAAGATTTCGCCGGGGGGGACCGTCTGATGTGGCCGTTCCGCAAAGACAGGAAGGCCCGGCGGTCCCTCCCGGCCTGGCCGAGGATTCCGGGCTGGGTGCGGGCGCGGTTCGACGCGGCGCAGACCACCGCCGAGAACGCCCGGCACTGGGCGATGGTCGATTCGCTGTCGGCCGACGCCGCCGCCTCGGCGGACGTGCGCAAGAAGCTGCGGGAGCGCGCCCGCTACGAAGTGGCCAACAACAGCTACGCCAAGGGGATCGTGCTCACCATCGCCAACGACTGCGTCGGCACTGGCCCGCGCCTGCAGCTGCTAACGGACAATCCCGAAGCCAACCGGAAGGTGGAAGCAGCCTTTGGGCAGTGGGCCAAGGCGGTGAAACTGGCTGAGAAGCTGCGCACCATGCGCATGGCCAAGACCACCGACGGCGAAGCCTTTGCTGTGCTCAGCGCCAATCCGAAGATCGATTCCCCGGTGACGCTGGATGTGCAACTGGTCGAAGCCGACCGCGTCGCCTCGCCAATCCTGTCGGTGTTGCCCACCGACGGCGACATCGACGGCATCACGCTGGATGCCTGGGGCAATCCTCAGACCTACTGCATCCTGCGTCAGCATCCCGGTGATCTGTCAGTGTGGAAGACGCAGTATGACCTGGTGCCGGCGGAGGCGGTGATCCACTGGTTCCGGGCCGACCGGCCGGGTCAGCACCGGGGCATCCCGGAGATCACGCCGGCGCTGCCGCTGTTTGCCCAGTTGCGCCGCTACACCCTGGCGGTCATTGCGGCAGCGGAAACAGCCGCCGACTTTGCCGCCGTGCTGTTTACCGATGCTCCGGCCAACGGCGAGGCCCAGGCCCTGGAACCGATGGACGTGGTCGAGCTGGAAAAGCGCATGGCCACGGTGTTGCCTGACGGCTGGCGTCTGGGGCAGATCGAGGCCCAGCAGCCCACGACCAGTTACGCCGAGTTCAAGCGGGAGATCCTCAACGAGATCGCACGCTGCCTGAACCTGCCCTACAACATCGCTGCCTGCAACAGCTCGGGCTACAACTACGCCTCGGGGCGTCTGGATCACCAGACCTACTACAAGTCGATCCGGGTTGAGCAGGCCCACCTGGCCGAGGCGGTGCTGGACCGAATCTTTGCTGCCTGGCTGGATGAGGCTCAGCTGGCCCTTGGTCTGCCCGACCTGCGCGGGGCGGCCCACCAGTGGTTCTTCGACGGCACCGAGCATGTCGATCCGGCCAAGGAAGCCAGTGCCCAGGCGACGCGTCTGGCCAGCAACACCACCACACTCGCCGCCGAGTATGCCCGCCAGGGCAAGGACTGGGAGACGGAACTCCACCAGCGTGCCAAGGAAAAGAAGCTGATGGCCGAGCTGGGGCTCACGGAGGAGCCCCGCCCGGCCATCGATGACCAAGAGGAGAGCGACACGGATGTCCAGCAGGCAGCCTGACTATTTCACTTTCCGCTGCCCGATTGCCGTCGAGGCGGCAGGTGACGCCGACAAGCCCATGCCGCGCTTCCGCATGGTGGCCTACACCGGCGGAACCATGCGGATCGCTGGGTTCCCGCACCCAGTCGTGGTGGACCTCGAAGGCCTGGCCATCGAGCGCCAAGACATCCCGGTCCGCCTCGACCACAACCCGCGCCAGGGGGTGGGCCACACGCAGCGCGTCGCCATCGAGAACGGCCAGATTATCGCCGAGGGCCTGATCAGCCGCGATACGTCCTGGGCCAGGGATGTGGCCAAAAGCGCCGTCAACGGCTTTCCCTGGCAGGCCAGCATCGGAGCGGCCGTGGTGGATGCCGAGTTTGTCCCCAGCGGCCAGAGCATCACCGTCAACGGCCGAACATTCAGCGGGCCGCTGCACGTGGTCCGCCAGGCGATTCTCAAGGAGATCTCATTCGTGGACAGCGGCGCAGACCCGGCCACTTCGGCCCGCATCGCCGCCCAGCACAAGGAGCAAGCAGTCATGGATGACACCACGACGGTCAGCACGACCAATCAGAACCCCGCCCAGACGGATGCGGGACAGACGCAGGACGCGACTGGCACCACTGCGGATGCGCAAGGCCAGCCCACCGCACAAACGGATTCGCCCTCGCAGTCCCAGACGCAGACGGCTCAAGCACCCGCGACGTCGGACACCCTCAATGCCTCCGCCTGTGCGGATGACCCGGTAACCCGGTTGCGCCAGCAGATGGCGGCCGAGACTCGGCGTATCGAGGCGATCCGCCGAATCTGCGCCGGCAAGCATCCGGACATCGAGGCCAAGGCCATCGAGGAAGGTTGGGACGAGAATCGCACCGAGTTGCACGTGCTGCGCGCCAGCCGCCCGCAGGTACCGGCGGTCGCCAGCCGACCGCGCAACGCCAGTCCCCAAGTGTTCGAAGCCGTGGCTTTGATGGCTAGCGGCCTGCCCAACAGCCGCATCGAGGCGATGTACGCCGAGCCAATCCTGGAAGCCGCCGACAAGCTGCGCGGCGTGGGCATCCAGGAGTTCTGCGAACTGGCCTGTGGCCAGCAGCTGCCGCGCTTCCGTCGCGACGCTTCCGGCTGGCTCCAGGCCGCCTTCAGCACCGCGTCGCTGCCGGGCATCCTGTCGAACATCGCCAACAAGATGCTGCTGGAGGGCTACAGCTACGTTGAAGACGCCTGGCGGCAGATCGCCAAGATCGCCTCCGTCAATGACTTCAAGGAGCACACCCGCTACCGCATGACCGGCAGCTTCCAGTTCCAGCAGGTGGGGCCGGATGGAGAGCTCAAGCACGGCCAGCTGGGCGAGCAGACCTTCCGGCAGAAGGCCGACACCCACGGGATCATGTTCGCCCTGACGCGGCAGATGATCATCAACGACGATCTGGGTGCATTCACGGACATCCCGCGCCAGATCGGCATGGGCGCGGCCGAGGCCATCGCCGACGCGGTGTGGGGCCTGTGGCTTTCTAACCCCACCCAGGCGGACGGCAAGGCCTTCTTCCACACCGACCACAAGAACTACAAGGCCGGCGCGGATACTGCGCTGACCGTGGATGGTCTGACGGACGCGGAGGTCGCCTTCGGCAAGCAGGTCAAGCCCAACGGCAAGCCGCTGGGCATCCGCCCGAGCATCCTGCTGGTGCCCACGGCTTTGAAGGTGCCGGCCGAGATGCTCATGAAGAGCGTCACGCTTAACGAGACCACCACGGCCAACAAGCCCAAGCCTAGCGCCAACCCGCACGTGGGCAAGTTCACCGTCGTCTCCAGTGTCTACCTGTCCAACCCCACCTTCCCGGGCGCTTCGGACAAGGCCTGGTACCTGCTGGCCGATCCCAACCGCCTGCCGGCCATCGAGGTGGCATTCCTCAACGGCGTGGACCGGCCCACGGTGGAAAAGACGGATGCGGACTTCAACACCCTGGGCGTGATGTTCGGTGGGTACATCGATTTTGGCGTCAAGGAACAGGACTACCGCGGGGCGCTGATGATGAAGGGCGAGGCGTAAGCCTCGTCCTTCCGGGCCGGACCTGATCTTTCTCTCGAACATTAAGGAGCAATGACCAATGGCAACGGCGATTTTCGTTCATGACGGCGACAGCATTGACTACACCCCCCGCAGCGATGTGGCGGCCGGGGACGTGGTGGTGCAGGGCGACCTGATTGGTGTCGCCAAACGCGACATCCCCGCGGGCACGCTGGGCGCGCTGGCGGTGACAGGCGTCTTTGACATGCCCAAGCTGGCCAATGCCGGCGTCACCATCGCCGCCGGCGCGAAGGTTTATTGGGCGGAGAGTCCCAAAGTGGTGATGCATGACTGGGGTGCCGGACCGTACCTAGGAAAGGCGGTGAAGGCTGCCGCCGACGCAGATGCGACTGTTCGCGTGCGGCTGGAGCAGTGATCGTGGCCGACCTGCTTCGCCAAGGCGCGCAGTGGCTGGAGCAGATGCGCACGGCGCATTGCTCCAGTCCGGTCGAGTACCGCAGGCCGCCAGAAGCATGGACGGTCCAGGCGACCTTCGGGAAAACCGGCTTTGAGGTCGCCGACGAGTCGGGCCTGACCATCACCGCTCAGGTGTGGGACTTTCTGATCCTCGCCGACGCGCTGCCGGGGGTCGAGCCGGAACCCGGCGACGTGATCGCGGCCAACGGGCGGAGATACGAGGTCGTGAACCTGGGCGGCGAAGGCTGCTGGCGCT